GAGGTATGTTAGAGCTTCAACTTCAACGAGCAAAAGACCCACAACAGCGTTTAGTATTAGGGCAAAAAATAAGTCAAATTAGTAAGCAAATAGAAGATCAAGACGCAAAAGAAATTCAAGACAGGAATGTTGAGGATTTAGCTAATATGATAGAAACTGAACTAGAAGATGTTGAATTAGCTAAATTGGTACGTTCAGGACAGGTGTCTGTTTCTCAAGCACTGTCTAAAGTAAAAGAATTTAATCAAATAAAACAAAGAGCTATTAAAGGAAAAGCTGCTCAACTAAATTACTTAAGAAGTATTGGATTAGAAGATTCTGAACTTATGGGGGAAGTAGAAGCTGGAAACTACGAGGGGGTTAATCCAGGTAGCTTTGCAACGCTAGTGACTAATATTCAAAAAAATAAAAAAATAGAATCACTTATTAACGTCCTTAAAGAAAGAGGAAGAGAAGATATAGCAAACGACCTTGAGCTTGGGATTATATCTGTGTCTCAAGTAAGCGCAGAGCTTAAGTCTACAGAACCTAGAACAACTTATACTAACAAAAAAGAACAGATTTTCAATGGTCAAGTTGTCTTTACTGCTGATGTAACAAAACCAGGAGAGGATGAGTTTACAGGATATCTTGACCCAGAAACAAAACAATGGGTACGTATTAATGACCCATCTCAGTTCAAAGACATGCCTAAAGAAATTAATCGGACTGACTTAAACACGGCTGCTATGGTCTTAGCGAAAGACCCTGCTTATACAGATTTATCAGCAGCAGAAAAAGAACAAGCACAGCTTAAGTTTGCTTTTAGAGTTAAGCAGCTACTTGCGAACAAAGAAGTAAACTCTACAAAGGAAGCTTACGACCAAGCTTATGAGGAAAGAGAAGAGTTTAAAAAAGATTCTTGGTGGGAAAACATTCTTTCTAAGTTTGGAAAGAACAAATCAGCTTCTTATGGTGAGTTATAGTAATGTTAGACATTACGTTACCCAATGGGGCGGTGTTAACAGATGTTCCTGAAGGAACAACTAAAGAACAGGTAAGAAACGCTGCTATTAAACTTGGTATTGCAGAAGAATCAGATTTTGTAGATTTTGTTACTGAAGAACAACCACAGCAAAACACTCAGCCTAAGCCTGTAGAAAAACCTAAAGAAGACATTAGTTGGTTTGATGAGTTTGAGTTTGCTTATGACTCTTCTAATACTGACGTGTCTAACTGGGGTCTAGCTTTAGAAGCTTTTACGCCTATGGGTGAAATAACCGTAGGTGGTGAAGATGGTCTAATTAGTTACCAGTCTCCAAGAGAGCTTTATGGTGACGATTTTGTAGACAAGATGGGGTACGAAGAGCGTAGAAACTTTTTAAACCAACGTCGAAAACAGTCGGTTGTTGATGAACACAAAGACGTAATTATCTTCCAAGAAGAAGAAGGTAAGTCAGCGTCTGCTGAAATACTAGGTAGTATAACAGGTACGTTAATGTCTCCAACAACATTAGCTCCTGTTGGTAAGGGTGTTTCAGGAGCAGCTAAGGCTGGAGGTTTACTAGGTTTAGAAATAGAAGCAGCTAGTCAAACAGCAAAAGGAGACTTAGATTTAGTTGATTTAGCTAAGTCTACAGCTATTGGTGCTGCTGGTGGTGCTGTATTTGCTAAAACAGCAGAAGCAACAACCAAAGCAGTCAATCTAGTCAGGGCTAAACAAAAAGCTAAAAGAGAACAAAAAGCTCTTGACAATATGTCTTCAAAGGTAGAAGACGAGTTAATTACTGGAGCTTCCGAAGGTTTACAACCAAAGCAAAACTTAGCACGAGCAAGAAAAAACCTAAGAATATCTGCTTCTGAAGCTGCCGACTTAATAGCTCATGGGAAAGTTAAAATACCTTCTGCACAAGAAGCATCTAAAGTTGCTGCTGCTAAAGCTAATCCTGTAGTTGCTCTTCAAAAGACACGTAAGGTTTTAGATGCTGTAGCAGCCCCTCTGTCTACTGTTGTTAGAAACATTAGTGAACCTGTCTTTGGAAGACTACGTAAGTTTGAGTACGACACACACAGTGGTATACAGAAAAATATAGAAAAGGCTTCTGAGTTTATGACGTTAGCTGCTAAATCAAGAAAGGGAGCTAATGCTGCTCAGTACAATACGTTTGAAGCTGCTTTGTTTAACGGTGATTTTGAAAAAGCAGACAACATAGCCAGGGCCTTTTTTCCAGAGCTTTTAGGCCCCCTTCAGAAAGTGATAGGACCAGACGGTGTGTTAAGTGTTCTACATAAAGACCTTAGAGCAAACGGAGTAGACGTAGGTTTTGTAGAGAATTACTTTCCTAGATCAGTAAAAGAACTAGGTAAACTTCTAAACTCTTTTGGTAAAACTGAAAAAACAAGACTAGAAGAAGCTTTAAGCAAAGAAGCTAAAACACAAAAGTTAAAAAGCTGGAAAGAATTAGATCCTACAGTAACCACAGATATTATAAATAAAGTGTTACGTGGAGGTAGACAGTCACCTTATCAATTAGGATTGGCAAACAGAAGAAGTATCCAAGAAGTTGACGAAACATTAAAAGACTTTTATTATTCTGCTCCAGAGTCTTTAAGCTTTTACATTAATAGTGCTGTAAGAGAAATAGAAAAACGGAAGTTTTTTGGTAAAAACGTTGCTCTTGATGACAGTAACAAAGTAGACTTAGAAGCAAGCATAGGAAATTTTGTTAGGAAACCTTTGTTAGAAGGGGAGATTTCTCCAGAACAGGCAGATGATTTAGCCATGCTTCTTCAAGCTCGTTTTATCACTGGAGAAAAAAGTGGTAGTGCTTTAACTACTACAGCTAAGGACATACAGACTGGAGCTTTGTTAGCTCAGTTTGATTCTGCCGTTATCCAGTTAGCTGACATAGGAGCTTCTGTTTACATGAATGGTTTTAGGAATACTATAGAAAGTTTAGTTCCTGCTGTTCGTAAAAAAACAGAAACTTCCGCAGAAGAGTTAGGTGTTATTAATAGTATTTCAGCGGACATAAATACAAATGGAATACTCGCAAATTCTCTTGACCGTGTGATGACATACAGTGGTTTTAAGCTGATAGACAGGTTAGGTAAAGACACATTTATAAGTGCTGCACATAAAAACAACACTAAGCTTGCTAGAAAAAACCCTGAAAAAATAACAAACAAATGGAGAGCAACTTTTGGAAACGAAACTCAGAATCTAATAGAGGATCTTAAAGCAGGTAGAATGACGGACAACGTAAAACTTTTATTGTTTAATCAACTGTCCGACATACAACCCATAACTCTTTCTGAAATGCCTCAAAAATACTTAGAGTCTCCAAACGGTAGGATTTTGTACGCTCTTAAAAGTTTTGCAATTAAACAGTTAGACATTATGCGTAGAGATTTTGCAGGACAAATAGCAAAAGGTAATTACAAAGAAGGTTTTACAAACTTAGGTAGCTACGCTGCTAGTATTGGTTTAGCAGGAGGATCTGTTGGTCTAGCACGAGAAGCTTTACAAACTAAAGAATTAGACATAGATAAGTTCCCTGATAAAGTTTTTGAAACTTGGATGGCTTTAGTGTTTATGAACAAGTACGCTAGGGAGCGTCAACTTAGCGAAGGTGGTTTAGGTCAATGGGGTTTGGGTATTGTCACACCAGCTATTTTTAATATGGCAGACGAAGCAGGAAAATCTTTAGTGGATTTAGCAAGACAAGAAGAAGACTCAAATGCTTTTAACAAAGTAATAGCTAAAGTCCCAGTAATAGGTAAAGCAGCTTACTACTGGCTACTTGGCGGTGCTGAAAGAAAGATTGAAAGAGAACAAAAAGAAGAAGAAAAACAAAGAAGAAGAGAACTAGGAATAAACTAAAAACAAAAAAGGCTACGGCTGTAGCCCTTTAGTTAACCTTGTTTGTCTAAATAGTCCTTTATAGCTGCCTTAACAGCGTCTTCAGCTAACACAGAACAGTGTATCTTCACTGGTGGCAACGCTAGTTCGTCTGCTATCTCTGTGTTCTTGATTTCCGTAGCTTCCTCCAGAGTCCTGCCCTTAACCCACTCAGTCAGTAGTGAACTAGACGCAATGGCACTACCGCAGCCGTAAGTCTTAAACTTAGCGTCTTCAATAATGCCCTTGGCTCCTACCTTTATCTGTAGTCTCATAACGTCACCGCAAGCTGGCGCTCCTACCATACCTGTGCCTACGCTTTCGTCGTCTGAGTCCATCTTACCGACGTTCCGTGGGTTTTCATAGTGGTCCATTACTTTGTCACTGTAAGCCATGTCGTTACAACTCGCAACTATTGCCAGTACAGGCTAACTGCTGTGAGCCTTCAGTCATGTCTGACTCTTCATTGACGTTCCAGTCTATCTGTTTCGGAAACCCTTTGACTAACTCGTCGTACACTTCTTTGTTAACAGGCTCGTAAGGGGCTTGTTGGTACGTGTGTTCTGAGTAAGGTAAAAAGCTTATGCCACTTATCTTGTCAAAGTTGTTGTACAACCATTGCCCCACTTGTAGGAACTCGTCGTCTCTGTAGTAACACGTCATGCTAGGCTTGTGTTCACACCAGAAGTCCTGGTAAGTCTGCCAGAGACATAGCTGTTCCATAGCTCCCATGTCGTTAGCCACCACAGCCCCTTCAGGAGACTGTATAGGGAACGAAAAGACTTTAGTAGTAGGAGACATCACGTCTTCCTCTACAGGGACTCCTGCGGCTTCTAAGACACCACAGAGGGGATCTCTAGCGTCTGCCCTAACTCTTCTTATGTATTGGTCTGAGTACCTTGGGTGTATCCCTGACGCACTGTCCACTAGTTGACTCACAGTACCGCTTGGCTTAACAGCAGTAATAGCAGTACTAGCGTTAATTTTAAGACGCTTGGCCCACTTCTTGATAGTCTGTATAGCTTCTTCTTTAAGTTGTGTAAGCCAGTGTTGCAAGTCTGCACGTCCTGATCTCCCTGAAAGTATTGGGTGGTCCATAATTCCTGTTAATGATACACCAAGCAAAGCTTCTTCTTCGGTGTTGTCTTTCCATACTTTTCTTAAGTACCTAAAGTCAGTCAGGGTAGCCTGTAGCGTACCCAGTACAGCAGCAGTCCTGACCTTAAGACGTAACCCCTGTAACGTGTCGTCTGCCCTGATAACGACTTCAGACAAGTTACAGAACTGGTAGGGTCTGAGTATGATCTCTGAACACGGATTAGTACCAAACTCGTAGTCTGCGTCTCTACGTCCATTCTTAGCTGCCTGTTGCTGACTAGCTACTCTACTGAACACACCTCTTTCTCCTGCCCTAGACTCGTAAAGGCTTTTCCATTCGTCCAGGAAAGAGTCAAAGTCTGGTTTCTCTGTGTAACAAGCAGAGTTATTCGCTAGGCCACGTTGGGGATTATCTACCCACCATTGTCCTGACTTACAGCGTCTTATTCTGTCGTCAGTGAGATTACTGAGACTGATGAGAGCCGACCGTCTGACTCCCCCGACGACGACGATTTGTGCAATCTTACAGCAGAGATCGTGACACTCGATGGAACTAAGCTTTCTTCCAGCAGCGCCAGTAAAAACTTCGACGGTGAACTTGAAGAGATCGACAAGAGGCTCAGGACCACTTGCTCTACCACCGAAGGTTTTAAGGGGTTGCCCTGAAGCACGAACTCCAGATACGTCCCACTTTGGAATCTGACCTGAATACAGCATTGCAATAAGTTCCCTAAATGCTTTTGCCCATCCAATCTTAGAGTCAGCGACGAATATAACTGTATCGGTATCATATAATTTTTCTGCAACCTCTGGAAGTTTGTTTATGTACTGACGCTCAACGCTAAACCCTACTCCTGTCCCACACATTAGGACGTACATCATCTCGTCAAATGCTTTAGGGTGGTCTATAGGTAAGTAAGAACAGTTGAAACCAGCTACGTTGTCTTTGTCTAACGCTGCACCAGCAGTCATCAAAGCTCTCATACTAGGCATTACTTGTAAGTCATGTATCTGTTTGTAAATGTCCTGAGCTTCTTTGCTCGTGATGTACTCTTTGTCCTGCCAAAAGTTCAAGTACCTGTTCACTGTTTCAGACCAAGACTCCCTGCGTTGCTCCTCTGGTAAGTAACGTGCGTACCTAGATTTGTGTATGTACTGTTGATAAGCGTCCATTATATTTCAAATTCTCCGTGTGTTAGTATTGACATTTTTATACGGTCAAGTAAAAAGTAAAGTTCTTCGTTGTCCATGTTAGTAGACACCACTAATGTATCTTTTGACTTAACGATACAAAAAGCCTTGTCGTACTTGTCTAAGTTTTCTGTGTCTGTAATACATTCAAACACCTTAGCAACTTCTTTTTTGTCTCCGAAATTTCCTTTTATGACATTCATTACTCTTGTTCCTCTGTCAGTCTTTTCAAGTACCACTGACATTTCTTGAGGTCCTCTACTGGTTTGCCTTTGTATCTGTACCTCCAGATGTACTTAAGAGCATTGCCTTTTAAGTACCCTTTGAACTCTTGTGGAGACATACTTGCTTTGATTGCGTCAATAGCTTCTATGTCTCCGCTGTTGTAGTGTGGGGGTTTGTTTACGTTGTCTTCTGCTAACTTACCGTCAAACACTTCGGACCACGCTTTAGGTTTACCTGCGTTGTAAGCTCTGTCCCAGGCTTCGGGTGTTTCGTCATTCAGTTTCATCTTCGTCCTCCTCTTCATCTGCAACGTCCTCTTCAAAGTCGTCTAGTCTGTTTATAAATTTGTCTTCAAACCTGTCCAGCAACTCTTCTGAGGTAATCTCCAGAGCCTCTAACAAGTCGTCAGAATCATAGGTGTTCAGTACACGTTCTTTAATTTCCTCCATTGTTAGTGACATAACCTATCAACTCCTCCAACGTGTCCACTGAGTACCAACGAATGTTTTCTTTTTCGCACCATTTAGACATGGTTAACTTACCTCCTTTTCTTACTTTCTTTTCTGGATTCATGAGTACAAATACAAGTTCCTGTCCTTCGGGTAAACTATCTCTAACGCTGGTGTATTTCTTAGTGTCTCCCTCTCTGAAGAAGCCTTTACACTCAACAAGTGTACCTGTAGAAGTGTGTACAAAATCAGGACAGTACTTACGATAAATAGTATATGGGACCATGAAAGGTTCATAGGCAAATCCTTTTAGTATTTTGGAAACTATGTGTTCAAAGTTACTACGAAATTTCAATTTCTTGGACCTTCGGCTCATTTTTTACCTCTGTTAAATAACGTGGACCTGTGGAGTACAAGAAAGCTCTGAGAGTGGGCCAACAGGTTTTCTTGTAAGCACAGTACGAACAACCCACAGCCAGCTTCATGTTACC